AATACGATATCTTTGATTCCTAGTTTCTTCAGATTAGTTAAACAAACTTCAAGCTTCCATTTAAACCGATTGATTGCCGGCTGACAAAGAATATACTTCATTCTGATCACCTACGCTTGTGTTGTAGTTGTTGTGGTTGTTGGTTTTGTAGTTGTAGTAGTAGTTCCCAAAGCGCTAATATCTAATACAATGAAACTATCATTACGTTTAGGTTGTCCGTTTGCATATTGTTTAGCTAGATAAATGCGTTCGTCTTCAACAAAATGGTATTCATCTGAAGCTTCAATTTTTAGCGTAGATCCTACACCCATGAAGTAATCTGAAGCTACCCCAATAACTGCTTTTCCTTCTGGCACAGCTGTTGACTGCAAGTCTGAAACTGGTACTGGCAATACTTGTACATATTCTCCATTAGCAGTTAGTACGGTTTTAGCTGGGAAAACTTTAGACCAGTAATCTGTTGGATTCACAATTAGGACCACATCAGAAGGATTTACATTACGATAAATCGGATCATCTACGCCTTCGATATTGAATTTTGATAGTCGTGCCATCAAACCACCCATCGTTGCAGCATCTAATGCTGTAATAGGTTCTGCTGTTTTTTCAGCATATTCTCCGCTAGTTTGTTTGCTCATGTCACGCATCATTCCGACTGGCATATCTTTACCAGTACCATCAACAATTGCTTGTTCTAATGCAATTCTCAATGATTCTACTAGAACAGTACGGACATAACGATCTAACCATACTGGACCTAAGTCAAGCATTGCCTTACATACAGGAATATAACCTGATAGCTTGAACTGCTTCATGTTAATTACGTCAAAGCCATTATCTAAAACTTTTTTAACAGCTTCGCACAGTTTTCCCCACCATGCTGGATTGACTCCACGTGACACAATCCATTCTGTTACACCAGTTGTGTTAACAAAAGTAATTTTTTGCAACAGTGGATGAGATTGTTCTAGATCTTCAAATACGCGTTCAAATACAGTAGCTGGTACTAATTCTTCAACTCCTGCAAAACCTTCGTTATTCACTACTTCGTTATAGAATTTTGTTTCTTGTGTAGTTAGTACACGCTGACCACGGTTCATTAATACTAATTGATCTTGATTTTTTGCTGTTGCTTCTTCTAAAATTTTATCCTGTATTTCCTTAGATAAACTTACCATAGCTGCGCTAAAAGACTCTTCGTTACCATCTTTAAAAGCTTTCATCAATTGGTCGCTTGCAGCTGTTACACCTTTTAAATTTTTAACTGTCATTATTTTGCATCTCCTTGTCCAAATGTTTTATTTAATGCTGCTGTAAATGCAGCAATTTTTTCTGCTCTTTTTTCTTCAACGTCATTCAAAATTTCTTCAACGCTTTGTTCTTTTTTAGCTTCAGTACCTGTGCTATTTTCTGCATCGATAATTTCATCGACCAATCCATAACTCAAAGCTGTTTCTGCATCCATAAACGATTCTTTTTCAAGAAGTTCTTGCAATGCTTCATCTGTACCGTTGAATCGTGTTTTATATGAAGCCTTTACCGATTTATCAATTGATTCCAATTGATCAGCAATCGTGCGGAAGTCATCAACATTACCTTCTCCATATGTGGAAGCGCGGTGAATCATCAATTGCGCATTGTTGTAAATTTTTACAGTATCGCCAGCCATCGCGATAATTGAAGCAGCACTAGCGGCTAATCCGTTAATCACAACGTTGATTTTTGCTTTATTTGACTTAAGTAAGTTCCCAATAGCAATCCCTTGAAATACGTCTCCACCGTTTGAATTAATTACTACTTCAATTTCTTCTTGATCACCTAGACTATCCAAAATATTTTTGATTCCCTTGTCAGTATTCCCTTCAAAGAACCAACTAGAACCAATAAATCCCTGAATAAAAATTTGCGGTACTGTGCCTTCATTCTTTACTGCTAGAAATGTTTTCATTGTCGTCATTCGCCTCACCTCCTTTCGATACTTGTTGGTTGTTTTTAGTTATAAATATTTCATCCGCCATCGCCTTATCAGAGCGATCATTTCCAACGCGTTCTCTTCCTTCGTTGATTGTAAATACCCCATTTCTAATGCCGACATCAATAGCGTCAACCAAATCTTTGAAGCTAGTAATCTTGATCATAGTTGTATCCACGCGTACAAAATTTCCTGACAAGTATTCTTCTGCTTCATAGAGACTAGCGTTAAATGCATCCTGAATAAGTTCAGCAATCGGTATGATTTCGAACATTAAAAAAGCGTCCACTTGATCCGATAACCCACTCATGTCTCCCTTTAGTAGGTTTTTCGGAACGTGAAACGCTGCTGCTGTCATCTCAAAGATGTCATCTATTAAGTTTTTTATATCTCTTGAATTGCTTTGAAAATTTCCGCTGAAATCTTCTAATGTGTACTCATTTTGTAATTGAAATACCGCACCTGCATTATCGGCTTCCATAAAAGCCTTAAATTGTGATGTCATCATTTTATTGATTTGATCTTGTGTTGTATTGTCTTGCGATCGGAATAAATTCCCTTTCAGTACGTATCTACGAGCGTTAGAACGCTTGTAAACATTCATAGCACTAGAAATGAGTTTCCCATACGCTTGATAATACGCATCGACTAGTTGCCTAATTCGTTGATCTGCGTATTTTATATAGATAACATCACTTTCTAGAAATTCTCTATCAAGGACTATGTTGTTAATTTGCACTTGAGAAAACACATCATCTTTCAATGCATATTCTGTGACATCCCAACTATCCGCAATAAATATTTCGCTAGAATTATTAGACGGAGAAACGATCAACACTTCATTGTAGAATATTAATCTCCTGATCAGTTTTTTTCTAAATTCTGTTGCATTATTTTTCTTATTAGGAGCTACATTCAGCCTATAGTAAAGATCATTCTTTTTATTTTTTCCATCTTCATATGACTTGAATTCTGCTTTACTCATCGCATTTGCAATCAAATCAATACAAGTTTCAATCGCAAATTTTCGATACACAAAATCAACTTGCAATTTACAAAAATATTCTTCTAAAGGAACTGTTGCTTTTTTTGTGAAGTATCCTACCGCCTTTTGAAAAATCCCCACTTTCTCACCTCCTTTCAAGTTAGAATACTAGAGGAGTAAATCCAGTTCCTGTATTTTCTACTGAGCTATTTGTGACTGTTACAGGAGCAGAATCATAAATATCATCTAAAAAATTCAAACCATGAAGGAATGAAAAAAAACCATCCGTTTTTCTAGTTTCAGGTTCTATTTTTTCATAGCGTATATTTCCATTAGAAATATGCTCTTCATATACATTCATGCAGTACCAACGCATAATTGCATCGTCACCAAAATATAAACGTTGATTAATAAAAAGGTCATCAACCAGATCTTTTAACATACCATGTGTAACAGATCCGCTTCGAACAATTTCCACAGTAAAACCCGCTTCTTCTAAAGCGGGCTTCAATATTTTTGCACGGTACATATCCATAGCAATTTTTTTAATGTAATATTTGTTACTCATTTCAAGAAACCAACCTACGATATAATCTGCTTCTATATTTTTTCCATGAACGATTTGTGATTTGCCTTGATCTATAGAAATATCTATAACCTCTCGTTTTATGTTCTGTAATCGAAGAGCTGATTCGTGGATAAAAGTATGTTGCGTAAAATAAACATCTTTATCATATTTTCCTAGCAACCCAACGCTGGCAAAATCTCGTCTATCAGCAAAATCGACTGTTCCTATCACTTCATCCATTTTTTCAGGAAATTCTTTTTCTTTCGTATGCAGAACATCATCATATGAAGCAACAGCAAATCGTGTATCTTCCATAGGTCTGTTCATTCGTTTTGTCATGAACGTAAGTCTTAAACCAGCATTACGTTGCATTTGAGAGTATTCTTGAAACATTTTCCGTTTTAAATCTGCATTGTAATTAATAGTTGGACAAGCTTTTTCCCACATGTCAGGATCATCAACTTCATCATCATTATCTAAGCGACAAATAAATGGAAACAAACTAGAAAATTCTGCTCCATCTTTATCAATTCCAAGTTCTCCAGAAAGAATCATTTTTGATTCTTCTATAATGTCATCAAGTGGTCCACCTCGAACATGACCATTAGTTGTATCATAAAATTCTCTATAATCTCGAATTTTACCACCACCAGAAGTAGCTACATTCATCATTGAATAATCTTCATTTTCGTGAATTTCATCAAAGCGGTTTGCTCCTGGCCGTTTACCATCTTTTGTTCTAGCGTTCGCCGTGTTATATCGAAGTTTGCTATTTGTAGCAATATTTTTAATGACTTCCTTGGTTGCTTTGAATACTTTTTTATCTAAATCAGGATGAGCTTTAATCACTTGATAGACGTCTTCAAAGCTAGTCTTGGCTTGATCTTCATTATTCGCAAAAATGTCAATATTATAATTTTTAATACCGTGTTTCGCGGTTAGTAAAAAGAAGTTGTTCCATGATGCATAACCCGTTTTGCCATTTCCTCGACCCATCAGAGTTAAATATCTATTGAACACTAGCGTTTTATCTTTTTTCCATCGGACTCCATAAATAAAACATTGTAGAAATTTTTCCCACGGAATTAATTCAAATGGAAAGTATTGTGCTGGTATATTGATTGAATCCTCTACCATCTGCTTATCGAAGTAAATATCTTCTCTAGTAAAGACTCTTTCTTCTAGATAATTTTTTAGCAATAATTGCTCTTTGCATACCTTGATAGTGCCTTCTTCTATAGCTTTGAACCAATTTTCAATATGCTTATAATTCAGGAATTGATTCATTTGCTTCACCTACCAATTCAGGAGTAATGGCAAGTTTATCCAACATCAATCCCATTTGTTTGTTGACAGAAACAAGCAACGCTACTGATTCATTCTTTTTACCATTCTCCAGTCTAATGCCGTTCTCGGATATATCTTCTTCCAGTGATATCGCCGTTTCCCATAAACTGATATAACGATCAACATTATCTAAGAATGGCTCAATATTTGTTTTCTGACTTTCCAATTGGCTTATTAAAGAGCGGCGTAATTTTTCTCTGTAGCGATTTTGAGACAATTCGTTTTTAAACATTTTAGCCCTCCTTTCATGATAAAATTCGAAAAAATCTCTTTTCCTGACAGCCCCCTCCGTTTCATCACCCCCAAAAAATTTGCGATTTATTTTAAGGGGGGGTTATCTCACCATCGGAATGAAAGCTTCAGCGAAGTCAATGTAATAATTAATCTCTTCAATGCTATATCCAAAAATATTTTTTATTCTTTCAACGTTATTATCTTTATTCAACGCTTCTCTTACTTGATTCACTTTGTATTTACTGCAACAGTTATCTGATAACAGATCCCTGATACCTACATAGCGAACGTATATCAAACGTTTAATTAATCCTTGAGTATAAGATGAATACTCTTCAATCTTTTCTGTGTCATACTCTCTGCCATTGTCATTGATGATCATGCACTTACCACCTTTCACTTGCATCGAAGTTAGCAAAGCTTTCTATCTTCTTCTCTTGTTTATCTAATGCTGTAAGATATCTGCCATGAACTTCATTATGATGTTCAACACATAAACAAATAAGATTATCTAAATCTAAAGCTAAGTCAGGTCTATCCTTGACTTCCTTTATATGATGAACGTTCTCTACTCTATGATACTTACCTAGTCTTCTACACTCTTGGCATTCATAGTGATCTCGTTTCATCGCTTTCTCTCTAAGCCTGCGCCATTTAGGAGACTGATAGAACTTAACCAAACGATCTTCTCTTATCAACTGTAATAACCATCTATAGAATTCCTCGGTCATGTCCCATCTCCTTTCGCAATCTTATTTAATACTTAGCTATTCTTTTGCCATACAATGGAATAACTTCATTGCTTTCCTTTCGTTTATATGTATTGCTCTTTATTGGTCTTCTATACTTTCGTACTATCTCACCGTTACCGTTTTGCACAGTGATTACTTCATGCTTCTGTTCTAAGTATTGTGGTCTATACATTGTTGTTACCTCCTTTTTGCAAAATAAAAAGACCACTCAACGAGTGATCTAATATGTAATGCACAGGCAGGGACGTTTCCGATCCTGTGCTTGAGACATTTGACGATTCATTTGTACCGAATCCCAAATCTCAATCTAACCTAACCAGTTATGTAATAGCAACCTACACGATGCACAAAACGCGTACGAAATTGCGCACCCCTATATTTTTAAACCGCCGATGCCTCGGTTGCCAAAGTCACTGGCAAGGAATCGAACCTTGCATGGTTGCCGAAGCATTGACCTAGCACACATGCTTAGCGTCTACCCTTTCCGCCACAGTGACACTATAAAATTATTCTTGGCTGCTACTATTTTTTATTTTGCCCATTTTTAAATCCAATCATATAGACATTAAGACAGAGCGCAAAAATTGAAATTATTAATGGAATCATTTCTCTTCACCCACCTTTAGTTATCGTGTGAATAATTAAAAAACAATAGACAGCAACAAAATAACATTGCTTTGATAATTTGGTATAAACCACTATAAATTTCTTTTCTTGCAATTATTTTTAATATATGCTAGATTATCAACCGATATAGTCACTGCCTGTACTAGCGGAAACTAGTGCAGGTTTTTTGTTCTATTTACTCAAAAGTTATTACGATAAATTAATATTGTGAAAATAAATACTAAGCGTATAATTTTATTTATCAGCGAGTGGTCCGCTGAAATAATTTAAGGTGGTAAAAAAATGGCAAAAATTGATGATTACCGTTCAGACATGATTGAATATATTGAACTCTTCGCTAAAAATTCTAACAATAATATTATTATTCAAACTGGAGGAGCAACAATTTGCGGAACTCCTATAGACTTTGATGCTGAAGTAAAAGTAAATCCTCTTATTGATGCTATGATGGATTCTTTTGCAGAATTTCGCTCAAAAAAAATTGATGATATAGAAAAAGATGATGAGCAAAGTTTGGTAGTCAAATCTATCTTTCTGAAAGATGTTACCATCATAGGCGAGAGAACTACTAATATCCCATTTTTAGTTGTTTTTGCTGATCAGATTTCTGCAATTTCTCTCGGGAACTTGGAGTAACAATAGATTCATTTAAATTATCTATATTGATTAAATTGCTAATCTCTCGGCTATTACAAATAGCTGAGAGGATTTCTTTTATTTCTCCTGAAGTACCTTCAATCGATAATTTCATATTCTTACCCTCCAATACATAAATTAATAGACAGCAACGGATGATAGATAATAAGAACAATTTAGAAGGAGTTGAAATTCACATCCTTATTCTTAATATTTCCGTTGCTGCCTATCGAAGCTTAATTAAACGATGAGGGAGATTTCCTCCCTTACATTTTATTTTGTCGATCCTGTTTCCTAATCTTTCGACACTATCATAATATCACTGATAAATGGCTAAAAACCGCCATCATTCCGCCAAAAAACCGCCATTTTTTTATGCGTCAGTCACTATACAAAGTTTGTCTTTGACCTTTAAAGCACAAACACTATAATAGTAGCCACCATTCCCATCATCCGCTGTGCATTCTGCTTTAGCGATCTCATTACGATTATGATAAACAACGACTTCAGCATAAGAGGTATGTCCGTCACCATTATATTCATACTTACCTTTGTCAAATATTTTTATATCTGTAATAACCGCGTCAAGTTTTACATTTTTGAATTCACCCCCAGCCCATGCGCAACAATCATACTCGCTACATACAACTTCTAATTTTGTTCCATCTTCTAAAATTAATTCACTCTCAGACCATTCTACGATTTTTTTGAAAATAAGATCTTTTTTCAACTCTTTCAATGATACATAATCTTTCCACATTATATAGTCCTCCTATTTATAAGCAATTATTTTCCCATGTTTATATGCTTCTGCAAACTCTATCAGAGCTTCCGACTTCATCCGTTGTATGCTTCTTTCTGAATAACCCACTTCACGGCTAATCCTGTAGTTTGAGAAGCTATCTGGCACACAAAAGCTGTAGTAGAGTATCTGACGACTAATCAGACTAAGCGCCATCAAAGCCGCTAGAATCGCGTCTCTCTCCGCTTCTATATCCATCATTTGAATGATCGCGTCTTCTGCCTTATTGCCGTGCTTCGGTGCCTTCGGCATATCCGTAATAATTGGCGACTTAATATCTATCAAAGAGCGACCTGCCATCCGCTCCAAACGCCGAAAGTTCTTCAGCACATCTCTCGCATTACATCTTGTCTGTTTGAAATCTACCTCTCGTAACAATTGCATCAAGTCAAACCGCTCCTTTTATGTGATATAATAAACTTGTCTGTTTTATTATGTTAGTCGGAGCGATCCGGCTTTTTTATTTGTCATTGATTAGTTCCATATCCACCAATCTAGCCACCGCTAAATTCTCTTTGCTTTTCGCTAACCACTTATCACATTCCATCGTGTTTTCAATACGAATGATTGCTGAGTGATTATAGAGATGCTCTACATATCCACGAAATGGATAGATGAACTCTTCTGCTTCACAGCGAACCATGTCACCGACTTTGAATTTTGATTTCTTGCGTGTTTTAGGATTCTTTGTCTGCATATCTAGTATTAAACCGCCGATACCATGACTACTAGCGTAAAATCCGTCTTTTAGTTTCATCTCATTTCCTCCCATTTACGATCATCATTTAATATCGAAATCCCAAACTTACGAATAGCCTTACTTGCAACAGCAACACACTGACTTGCTACTTTATATGCTTCTTCTGCAGAAACACCATACTCCCGTTCGAACTTTACTTTCGCTACATTCAGTTCCTGTTTTCTTAGTTTTGTTATTCTGCGATGTCTGTTGTTCATTGTCAATCAACTCCCTAATCTGAAAGTGTTGTCTATACTTGATCGAAATTCTTTTAAGTGGTTCTCTACCACAGAATCAGTCACGTTAAAACGATCAATTAATACTGGAGCTGCCATATCTTTCAAATAACTTTGTCTGATGACTAATTCAGTACCATCAGGAAGTTCTATGTTAACCTCCCGACCGTTAATAATTGACTGGACGTCTGCTTCGCTTAGTGGTATTTCGTATTTCATTCCGCTTCCTCCCATGATTCAATGATTTCAATAAATAATTGGTTATCTAACGCCATTACAAGCGTGACATCGTAAAACCAGTATTTCAAAGGTAAGTTCTGTGAGATATCCATTACTTTTCCTGTAAAAATGTTCTTGTTTTGGTAACGAATAATCACCGTTTCAACGTCGTTCAATACGGCTAACAGTGCTCCTAAGGTCATGACTCGTCCTCCTATTCTTCTAGTAATTCAATAATTACTGGTTTCTTTCTATATTTCATCCTTCTGCCACCTCTTCCACTGCTCCACCAATCGTTTGAGCAGTTCGATCAGCATCTGATTTCGAATCGAATATCTTAATCTCTTTATTGTCGTCAGGAATAATCAACGCGCCTCTTCCTTGATACTCAACGAAATAGCCTTCGCCTAGTTTAACTCTGTACATAGGCTCTTTCTCGACCTCGTAGCCGTTGTATAGGCTCAATAGTGTTTCGTATGATTGTCTTGTTGCCCAAGCGAGTAATTCTTCACCTTGTTCTTGCGTCACTATGCCATCTCGTACAAACCAATCACAGAAATAATATGAATCACCATCTTTAGATTTGATTAAATACGCTATTTTTTCAGCTTTTGTAAAAGGGTCCGTAGATTTCTCAATCCAACCGGCCACGAGTTGTGGAATAACTAGCTTCTTCGGTTCGTCTAGTTGTTTTGCTAAGCCAATCAGATTGAAATACGCGTCTGTTTTTCCTCGCCAGTAGTCCTCATGTTTATCTATCCCAATGCAGCGTTTGGAATATTTATTAAGCTTTTCTAATGTCTCAATCAATTCTTGTTTATTCATTTGCTGTCCTCCAAATCACTCGACTTCACGAATACACCATCTACCATTTTCCCTGTGCGTCCTTTGATTTCGTTATACGCCATTTCTAAACACTCTTGTATGTTTGCCCCTTTTTGCATGGAAAGAATAATCAGCGTGACGATAACGTCTCCTACGCTATCTTTAAATAGCTCATCATTACTTCTTGCCATTGCTGAAGCGATTTCCCCGAATTCCTCGGCTACTTTCAAAAATTGTGCTTTTGGATCTGCCTGGTTCAATCCCTTATCTTTAGCCCACTGCTCTACTTTTGTGATTAGTTCGTCCATTTTTTCTCCTCCACATACCTAAATTGTCGTCCTTTTGAATCAATCCATAAGCTCCTAGCTCTATCCCAGATGATGTTTTTGCTCAGACCAGTAATTTCAGATAACTGTTCAGCAGTACCTGTTACTAGAATTCGGTCACCATGCCAGATTGCAATCTTTCTCGGCGTTCTCCGTTTGGTTTTTTCAGCCCACATTGACTTACCGAGCTTTTGGACTTCTGCAACTATTTCTTTGTCTTCTTGCCAAGATTCTGACTTGGTTAATTCAGCAATTCGTTTCATTGCTGCTTTCTTATCCACGCTCATTCCTCCAATCTACGAATTTCCCTTCTTAAGTTCTCTGTGTGCAAATCGATTGCCTTTCTCGCCGTTTCATTGACCATCACTGCCTTTGTCTGCTCCAGATCGTCAATCTCACGTTGAAGGCTTCGAATACGCATTTGAATCACTTCTTCTGTTGTCATGATGATTCCTCCACGTATCTAAACGTTCTCTTCTTAACGTCTGTGTATCCACACCTAGCTCTTTTTCTCACAATTTTCTCGTGCAAGCCTGTGAGACTTGCTAACTGTTCAGCTGTTCCTGTCACTAGAAGTTTGTCACCGTGCCAAATTGCGATTTTTCGTGGTCTTGGCTTGTTACTCTTGTCTGCCCACATCGCTCTTCCAAGCCTCATTACTTCTGATGCAGCTTCTTTGTCATTTTGCCAATCTTCTGAATAAGTCAATTCGATAATTCGCTGCAATGCCGCTTTCTTATCCATCCCGACATTCTCCTTTCAATAATTTAAGTACTTGATCAAGTGCGCTCTCGCGTCCGCCGTAAAACGTGTTGAGCCACTTGTCTTCATACGAGGCGCTTTGCCTTAAAGCTTCTTGATGCATTAGTTCGATCTGTGCTGTAAATGTTTTTAGATCCATCTGATTACACCTTCTCAAGTTCATTAAGATGTTTTTGCAATCCTTTAATGCAATCAACAAATAGTAATTTTGTATAAGCTAAATTTCTTAATTGTGTTGCATCGATATAAAGTGCGAAATAGTATCTGAGCTTACTCCAACTCGAACGATCATTCTTAATTCCTTCGATTCCAGCTTCTTCGAGTTGATCATATACGTCTCTCAGGATTTCTATTTCTTCACCAGTTTTATACTTTGCTATTTCATTAATTAGTTCTAGATAATCGATTTTCAATTTTCCACCTCTTAGAATGGTGCTTTTGATTGTCTATTAGCTCGTTCTAGCGCTTTTTTCTTGAGATAGGCTTCTTGGTCGATTGCCCATTCAGGAAGCTTCTCTCGTCTTCCTGTGCGCTTGTATCCACTGCTTGCGTTCTTAGGTTCACTTTTTTCTTTCCTTGCCCAACTTCGAATAGTTGCCAAATAGTTTTTATAAGTCTTACCAGATGATTCACAATACTCTGACAGTCGTTCGATTCGCTCTTGGTAATCATTAGGGAATTCTGTTTTGAGTTTCTCCATCTGCTCATCTGACAAAAGAACATTTTTATACTCTCCGTATTTATGACTGATGGGCTTAGCCTTCGATTTTTTCGAAGGCGGTAACTCTCTTATATATTCTTTTGTATTATTAAATGTATTATTAATAGATGTATTATTATCTTGATAGATTTCTTGGTGACCCCTCACCAAATTTTCTTGGTGACCCCCACCAAGAATTCTTATATACCTAGCCTCGATTTCTTTACTACCCTCTTTGTACTTAACTTCTCTATAGATATAGCCCTTTTCTTCAAGTGACTTTAGCCAATTCTGAATGGTTGGTTTGCTTACTTTATATTGATTGGCAAAGTACTCATTGCTAGCCCAGCAATAACCTTTCTCATTACATAGAGCTGTGATTTCTCCATAAAGAAGTTTTGCACTAGGTATCAAAGAATCGTCATATCTAACATTTGCAGGTATGATGGCGTAATAACTTCTGTGATCCACTTTTTATCCTCCGATTCTTAATTTCTTGATTGTCTCCTGATTTAACTTGATCCCTTTGATTTGATACTTATTTTTGAAATTGATCACACCTATCTTGTGCTTCTCTGTGTGATGGATTCTGCAGAGTGCTGCAAATGTGTACTCTGAATGATCAACTTCTTTGCGCTTTCGTCTTCCTAGCGCTTTGTCAAAGTGATCGATGTCAGCTCCTGTTTTGCCACAGATGCAGCAGACTCTTTTTGTGATGCATTTGTAGAAGTAATATTCTTGATTCGCTGGTAAAATCTCATAGCCTTCTTTGAAAGGAATATGATGTTCAAAGATGAAATCTAAGATGATATTTGCTAAGACGTTAGCATCACTCACAGTCGTATTCGATTCATCTTTGAGGCTTATTTTGCGCCCTGTGACACCTTCAAAGCGGAAGTAAAAGAATTCCTTCCAGAAGTCCGTTGGCATGCCTGTATCGATGAAAATATCGCCTATGAGTGCATAGATGAAGTTTCGTTGCTGTACAGTGAACCGACGTGGATCAATAAAACGAATTTCAATGACTCGATCGCCATCATATCCGTCGTACATCGTCTTCAAACGTTCGATGTTCACTTCTTCATTAATAGTTGCACCTATGTCTTTTCCTTTGAACTTTTTCAGAACCGCTGAATATGAATCGATTAATGGTTTAAACACTCATATCACTTCTTATCTAATTCTTTTCTCTTAGCTGCTATTGCTCGCTCCATCAAGGCACATTGCTCATAGCTTAACTGTTCAATAGTTTCAACGTTGTCAGCTAAGAGCCCTAATTTATCTGTCTGCTCATTAACATATTCGATTAAGGTTTTGGTCATATCTTTACCCATCTGCTCATTGAAAGCTTCTAGAATCGTCTCTAGCATGCTTAATTTCTTTGTATCGATTCTAGGTGGTGTTGGAATATCTTCCCCTTGAAATACATATAATCCCAGTCCGTGTAGAGCCAATGCTTTCACAAAGCATCGCTTCAATGAGTTATTGATTTGCATAGCATTTGGTTTAACAACTGGTTGGTTTCGATAATCTAAAACAGGAAATAACTCTGTTTCCGTATGTCCTTTAACCGTTACTGAGACAGATACATAAGTCCCTGTTTCATCCATAAGAAAAGGTTTGTATTCCTCAACAAGAAAGTCTTGATGAGTTCCAGAAACAACTCTGTAGTGTTTGTACTCATTAATAGTTACCGTTGCCTGTGGATCATTCTTTTTCATAATCTCCCATGCGTGAGCCCAAGATAAATAATCAAAATTTCCTTTTTTCTTGAGAATTTTATTTAACTTGCGACTAAAAAGTTTTTCAAAAGTCGATGTCCCTTTGCTTTCACTCATCAAATTCTGCCTCCATTTCAGCAATGTATTTCTTACCTGATCCGTAATAAGAGATATCAATCAAGTTATCTCTGTCGTACTCTTCTAATGCATCAGTCAAGCCATCTTCGATGACGTAAATATATTCAGGTTTGTTTGAATGTTTTGATAGATGTATAAGGTAAACATGATCCCAAATACTCACAAAATTTCCCAAGTCATCTTGATCACATGATAGTTCTTCATTCGTCAAAAGATTACGTCTGATTTTTCGATTGCTTGTTTCCTTGATATTCGATTTACCCCAACTAGGATCAGTCAAATATTGATCTAGAGTGGAAAGTTCTTTTTCCATATGCTAAAATCTCCTTATGATGTGTTTTCTTTGTGACTCTATGCTTGCCGGCTGAGTCACTTTTTTATTTGTTGCCAAGCTTTTTGCTTATCAATATGTTGTTGGCTTAGGATGCTTGGTTTATTGTGTCTCCACCAGCGATTAGCAATTATTACGCCTGTTTTTAGCGCTTCAGCTCTATTCATTTTTATCACCGAAAAGTCTTTGTTGTCTGTTCAGTTGATCGATTTCCATGCGGATCGCAGTTTCTGGTAACCACATTTCAATAAATGAAACAGCATCATCGAATCTCTTACGAGGTAACTCGCCATATCTTGGGATTGAAAAGGTACGTTTAAATTCAGACCAAAATTTTGAGAATACTTTTTTGCTGATTTCTTCATAAGCTCGGCTTTCTTTTCCCCCTAGAACTTCCATAACTTTCGTATTTCCTTTTTGCTTAATTTCAAACTCTTGTTGTCCGCTAATTCGCATAGTATCTTTAAGCATGGAAACATCTTTTTTAACATCTTTCATTTCTTCTAATTGATAGATCATCATGTCTTCAATTGTGTCAAAAGCTGTATTTTTGCGAATTGCCTTTTCCATTTCGTTGAACGCTTCAATGTATTTCAATTTGAACTCTAAAACTTTTTGAGTATTGTTGAATCCTAATACAGCAAGAGTAAAGCCATCACGATTCATATAGACAATTCGATAAGCCTGTTTGTTTTGCGGATGGATGTACACATCTTCCCAAAATAGGTCTGCATACTTTTGTGCAAGCCCATCTTTTAGATCGTCAATCGCCTTTAAAACTGCTCTATGTTCCTTTCGGAATGTTTCTGCGACTTGTAAGCTCGTAGTCACAGCTTCTTTATTTTTCAAAATTACTAATTCTTGCATTTTTTTCTCTCCCTTTTGGTATAATTTAGGTAAAAAGGTGGTGTATATAATTGGATATTTCAGATACTCCTTATTATCAAAAATTGATAGCTTCTTCAAAATTAATCGGTGAAACCATTGCTCCTTCTCTAGATGTCGTTAACGCTATGCAGCCTGCGATAGAACAAGCTAAAAAATTAATTGCAATTCAAGATACTTTTATAGCTTCGCAAGCAATACTCAATGATTCTCTCATTCAAATTGTCGAGAAACGTAACAAATCTATTGCTAATATGATTCCTCCTTCTTTGTTCGCAATACAGAAACAATTAGAATCTCCAAGTTTTAATATTGCTAAAAAAATGGCAGCTACTATGCCAAAACCTTATTTTTCTGATATCTCTAAAATCACAGAAAAATTTGCCGTTGACATGTCTAAGTACGACTTCAGAATAGGGGTAGCTACCCAAGAATTAGAAAAAGCATTTTCTTCCGAACCGGAAGTTAGTACAAAAAATCTACTTTTTAAAGACACTTCTAATCCATCTGATGAGTTTGAGGCTAAGTTTTTTGATATCCTTAATGAGCAAAGGAAAGTCCTTGATGATTCTATAAAGCTTTTTGAAGAAATAAATACAGCCAAGAACAAAGATATAACTAATGAACCATCTGAAAAACAACAAGCTTCACCTGCTTTCTACAAAGATAAAATGTGGTATTTAGAGCAAACTGGGGCAGCTTTGATAGGACTAGTAGTAACCGAAATTGTAAATATAACTATTGGAGTAGATCCTAACAATACAATTTCATTAGCTTTATTTTTGCGTTATTTGTTACAATTTTTAATTAATTAGGTTAAGTCAGTCCCTCCCGACTGGCTTTTTCGCTCTATATTCAGCTTCATCAAGCCCCATAAAAATCCAAACCATGTAAACGATCGTTCCTATCAACGCTTGTTTGCTTCCCCAAAGTCCTAAAGCGTAGATGATTAGCGGTGCGCTGAATACTAATGCTCTGTTGAATTTACCCATCCGCTTACCTCCTTAATATTTCCGAAAAATTTGTTTCTAAAAATTCAAGTGTTTTACTTCTTAAAAATAGATATGTGTCTCTTCCTTCAACTGGATAATAGACAAATCCATTTTTGTTTTTTTCGATATCGATAATATTTCTATATCTTGGGTTTTTTAAAACTCTAGAAGTAAACCAATCATATTTTCTGTTAATCCGTTCTAGCACTTCTGGTAACGTCATCCATCTACCAGTATCATCAGCTTTTTTTAACTCCTCGTAATCCACTTGGGAGATAATTACATAGCCTTCTGGAATTGGGATTTTTGCTTCTAGATATTGCATTAGCTGTTCCTCCTATTGAATACCTAATATTTTTTTTACAGTTTCTATGTGTTCTTGAGCTTTTTTTCCATCACGATTGCCGTTTAGAATATCTGATAAATAAGCTCCTGAAATACCAACAAGCGCAGCTAGTTCTTTGAAAGTCATTCTTCTTTTTCTCATCTCTGCCCGAATTTTTAAGTCTAAATTCTCAGACATAAAAACAGCTCCTTTCTAAAAAATGATTTGTAAGCTAAAAAATTAGCTAAATCATTGACACCTATTAGCTTTTAAGCTATTATAAATACATAGTTAAATAAGCCTTATAAAAAGCCTCTAAAATAACATTTCTAAGTTTGGCGACCGAGAGAATGTTTTTAATTAATAGATATTTTTGTTGCTCTTATTTAGCTAACAATTTAGCTTACAAATTAAATATACTAGCTTAAAAGCTAATTGTCAACTAAAAATATAACTTTTAAGCTATTTATTTTCTTTTCAGCTTTGAAAGGTTGATAATAATGAGTTTAGTTACTAAGATTAAAGAATTAGCAGATGAAAAGCATGTGACTATAGCAGAAGTAGAAAGACAGGTAGGCATTTCTAATGGACAAATAAGAAGATGGGATAAAGCCTCACCAAAATCTGAGAACTTAAAGAAAGTTGCTGATTATTTTGGGGTCACAACTGATTATTTATTGGGAAATAATAATGTTCCCAAATGGGCTACAAAAGAGGAAGTGGTTGAACTTGATAAACTACTAGACTCAAATGTTAATATGTCTTATGGTGGGGAAACATTGACACCCGAACAAATACAGCGCGTAAAAGATATCCTTATAGCGACTTTCTGGGATATTGTGAAAGAAGACAAAGAAAAAGGCAAAAAGATGTGAGCTTATGGAGATGGATACGATTAATTTAGTCGAGGAGTTGAAGCGGAATTACCAGTCCGCTAATCCTTTTTATATTTGTGAAAAGATGGGCATTAAAATTCAATACGTTCCTTTTATCGAAAATCCCAAAGGGCAGTTTCAAGAAATTAGAGATCGTGCAATAATCTTTTTAAATGATGAACTGCGAGACTCTGAGGAAAGATTCTACATTTGCGCTCACGAATTAGGTCACGCTATTTTTCATCGTGGCTTATCCAGTTACTATGTATCGACAAGAACATCTAGAAGCAAATCTGAAAGCGAAGCTAATTGTTTTGCTGCTAATCTCATTGTTTCTCTATACAAAGAAGACAACGATCAATATCCTAAACGAATTGAGGAATTAAAAAATCTTTACGGACTTCCAGAAAGCGCTTATCGTTTTCTTATATAAAAAAGCCCGTGCTGCAACACGGACTCTTTCCTCATATATGAGCTTCTACAAAAAAATCATATCATAGAAATGAGGAAGAAAAAATGGAAAAAGAGATTTTAATAAAATCTCCAGGAAAAACCTTGATCAAAGTAACTGATGATTCTATTTCAATTATTAGAAAAGGATTTATAAATTTAGTTAATCAAGGTATTAAAGGAGAAAAAACTATTCCCTTTAAAAATATATCAGCAGTACAATTAAAAAAACCAGGTATGAGCAATGGTTATATACAATTTACTCTGCTGGGTGGAAACGAAAGTCGTGGAGGAATATTAGCAGCCACGAAAGATGAAAACACCATTATGTTTACAAAAAAATATTGGAATGAAATGGAGAATTTAAAAAAATATATAGAGAAGCAACAATCTATATTAGATAATAATTCCAAAGAAACACAAATTTCAAGTGCAGATGAAATTAAAAAGTATAAAGAGTTGTTGGATGAAGGTATTATTAATCAGGACGAATTTGATTTTAAGAAAAAAGAACTGCTTGGTTTGTAATATTAACTATCAAAAGAAAAGGATGTTTTATTAATGGACGGTATATTCGGTTTTACTGGTATTGTTTTATTTTTTATAGGTTTAATCATGTTGATTGTAAGATTTATCAAAAAAACAAATAAGAAAACACCTATGATTCTCCTTATTATCGGGATTATTTTTACTGCCGTAGGTTTCTCACTTTCCTCATCAAACGAGGCAAATGACAATAACAAACAGGAAAGCTCATCATCTGAGACTCAAACTACTACATCTAACAGCAGCAATAAAAGCCTAACTCAATTTGAAGAATTTTTAGAGGCAAATAATCATGACTGGGGTGCTTTCTTAGATAGTTATTATTCTATTACTCCAGCTACTGAGCAAAATACAGCTTTTACTAAATATATTAGTGGTAAAACATATACTTTTGAAGGAACTGTTATCGAATCAATGACTACTAGAATAGCCATTATAGCAGACAAAGAGTACGATGATAAAAGTTGGAGTGATATTTCTACAACACCTAAAGTTTCATATGTAATTTTTGCTAAGGACGTAAACAATGCTGATACCTTTACAAAAGGCGATAAAGTAACTTTTACAGGAGAAATTAGTTCAAGAGGATCGAACATAGAAAAATCCTATGCTCAATGGGATATGATTAATAGTAAAGTAAGTAAAAAATAAATGAACCACGCCCCACTAAGAGTTAGATTGTGCACAATAATAAAACCTATACAAAAGAGTGCCATCAGGAGTCACAATGCTTGTAAAGGAAATGACAAAATAGGAGGTAACTATGGATAATAGCAATGAAAAACTAACCAAAAAAGAATATCTTGAATTAATAGTTGAAGGCGGTATTGGAGCAATTCCTTATATTGGTGGCGTTGTGCAGTCACTTTATTTTGGGTCTAAAAACGAGAAGCGTTTCAAACGCATCGAGAAATTCTACAAAAATTTAAACGAATCATTAGAAAACATTCGCGATCAAATTCCAGAAGATGTTTTCAACTTAGAGAACAAGGACCAACTCATTGGAATATTCGAAGGGATAAATGACGAGGTAGAAAAATCAAAGGCACAAAATAAAATAGATATGTATAAAAATCTTTATAAGAATTGTTTACTTCGAATTAACAACGCTTCATGGGATAACGAGGAGTATTATCTTCTTGTACTGAATCAATTAACATCGATTGAGATTCAATTGTTAGCATGCTTAATGAGTCGTGGAAACGAAAATTTCACTGGAAATATCAGCATGTCTGGCTATTCACAAGAGCTAATAGATGGTAGCTTAAATAGATTATCTGATTTTGGTCTGTTAGAAAAAACGATTAGCTCCATAGTATTAGGTGATGTCGGCAAACAAAATATGGGCTACAAAATATCTCATTTAGGAATTCAATTTATTAACTCAACTCTTACTTAAGTTTTCTTTCTAATATGACATCTAGACCTATCAGCAATGCAACAATAAAAAACCAGACATACCAATAATCAACAAATAATCTAAACTCTGGAAGTTCAGTTATTCTTTTAAAAATCACTTTAATCATAATAAACACCTCTGATTGGATGATCTAATACACATCCAATTATACCATTAAAACGACAAATAGCACATCCTTGCGCCGGCAAGCAAAAAGGATGTGCAAAAAATAATAAAACCCAAACAATGGGCTTCTTTATAGTTCCTATTGTATCAGAGAAAGAGAGCTGATTCAATTATGGCAAGATTAGTCAAACGTGGAAATAGTTGGCAATACGAAATTTCATACAAAAAAGATGACGGAAAATACACGAAGATAAGAAAATCAGGATTCAAGACAAAAGGCGAAGCAAAAGATGCCGCCAACGAATTAGAATATAACCTAAACAAAGGCCTTAAAGGGGATCGCAAAAATCTATTATTATCAGACTACTTTGAGGATTGGATGCAACTTTATAAAGAAGGAACAGTATCTCCTATCACTTATAGAAAATACGAAGATACGTTAATGAACATAAAGAAATATATGCCAGCGGTATTGATTTCTGATTTAGATAGAGTTGGATATCAACGCTTTTTAAATAAGTATGCTAAAGACCATGTAAAATCTACCGTTATTAAGTTTAATAACCATATTAGAGCGTCGTTGAAAGATGCCGTAGAAGAAGGATTAATTCCGTTTGATCCAACTAGAAAAGCAGTAATCAAAGGAAAAGATTCATTGAAGCCAAAAGAAGATAAATATTTAGATTATGATCAATTTAAATCTTTAATGAAACTCGTAGAAGAAAACCTTTCTGCGCAGTACTCTTCTCCTATGCTCGTGTTAGTTGCTGGTGCCACTGGAATGCGATTTGCTGAACTTCTAGGATTAACATGGGAAGATATCGATTTCGAAGATCAAATCATCACTATTAATAAAACATGGAATTATAAATTAAATGAATGGGGAAAAACAAAAAACGAAACTTCAAATAGGAAAATTTCCATTGATAAACATACGATTGATCTCTTAAAAAAGTTTAAAATCAATCAAAAAGAATTATTCGAGAATTTTGAAATCAAAAACCCTCATAATTTTGTTTTTTTCAACTTAAAAAATGGATTAGTTTCATCAAACGCCGTCAGCAAATATTTGCGCAAAAAATTAAAAGAATTAGGGATTGAAAAGCAATTTACTTTGCATGGACTAAGGCATACACATGCATCTATTTTACTTTATCAAGGAGTAAATATACTTAGCGTATCGAAACGTTTAGGACATAGCAGTTTAGAAACTACAATGTCTACTTATCTTCATATTGTTCGAGAGCTTGAAGATCAGGATAAAGAAAAAATCAATGCTGTGTTCGATAGTTTATATAAAAATGATAACTAGTTTGGCACATTTTTGGCACAAATACAAAACAAACCCCTGTATCACAAAGGATACAGGGGTTATTTGTACGTTCCTGACTAACTATTACATGTCTTCTATTGTGTTTGTTATTATAAGAAATGTTATCATAATAGGATTCCTTTTTGTTTGTGTTTTATTAAATTCGATTTTTTTTGGCACATAATTTGGCACAAGTACTTTTTCATCTATTTGTTTGTATAATAAATTCCACCTTTACAAAAAGAACATTAGTTCGTATACTCTTCTCGAGGTGATCTTTATGATGGAAGAATTTATTAGAAAAAATATTAGTGATGAATATGCAGATTTTTATGAGCAAAGCAACGAAAAAGACAAATTCCAGATGGATGTTTCAATTTTAGCTATATTAGCTTTTTCCGAAAATAACCAACCTGTAACTGCAAAAAAAGAAACAGTATTCTCTGAAGGCAAAATAAAAACTCGATATATATTAGAGGTAGAAACTAAGTTTAAAAATAGATCGGAGTAATGGTTATGCTTTTTAATGAGACGCAATTATGGTTTAAATTTGATCCTTCGAATAGATTTGTCAAAGATTTTTATAAGGTGTGGGATTCAGAAGTTTTCTTTTTAGCAATCGAAGATAGCTTATTAATCAATCTCTACTATTCTAATAAGAACTACTTTAAAATCCCTGCTGCGAAAACCAGAATGAAGAAAGATGTGTATTTTTTGTTTGATATCGTGACTGACGTGCCGGATACACGGAGCGATCATCGGCGTTATGACTATATAAAGTATACTTTCGTTGATCCGGAAAGGTATAAAGATTAAAGTAGGCTACCTAAAAAGGTAGCCCGGAACGGATTTTATCACCATACTTATGAAAGGAGATATTTTTTAAGTTAGTATTAAGATTGTGTAATATGATGACGTTATCATTTTAACATAATTAAATTTATTTTTTTATTTTTTTTATACTTATAAATTAAAATAAAGAAATAAAGTGCATATCAAATATGTTTGAAAAATAATTTCAATTATAGATTAACTTCCCTATATAACATGTCAAAAAACATAAGATATTAACCTATTGCAAAAAATAATAATATAAAATATCCTACAGGGATAATATTTAACAACAATCCACATACTGAGATAACTTTTTCAATAAGACTACTATTTTTACTTAATGACCAAATAGAAAGTATAAATCCTATTACTCCCATTAATAAAACAGGAATGAGACTAGAAAATAGCATACCAAACCAGGTTGTAAAAATTTCTATACTTACTAATATTCCTATTAATAAACTGAGAATATTGATAAATTTAAATCTTTTATCCATAAAAGTTCCTCCTTAATGGTAACTAAATTTTTATGTGCCCTGTAGAATTAAAACCTCCAATCAGATAGTTATAAGCCATCTGATCTGACCAGCTGAGCTAAAGGTACGGAAAGCCATCACAACTACTGCAAACAAAAAGAATGGACATAGACTAGATAATAATGGGTTTCATTCTTCATGTTGTGATGGCATATTTATTATTACACATTTAATAGCAAAAAACTAGATTGTACTTATTCTTTGTAAAAGATATTATTTTATGCTATTATTTCCAAGTCATAAAAAGAAAAAAGCTTCAGATACTTATCTTTTTGGGGAAAGACTCTAGGGTGAGGGAGTATCTGAAGCTTTTTTCTATGTTCATTATCTCACATAGTTATTTTTTAGTCTATTATTTGATTAGATTTTTCAGAAAAAATGAAAAAACCTCAGCCAAGGATGATTGGTTGAGGTTTTTGTCTTGCAAATTTAAATAGATAACTCTATTACTTGTATTTTATTTTTGTTGACTATATAGCTGATATAAATCAATAACTGTAGGCATAACTCCTACTTCGCTATATAAATTAGAAATCAAATTAGAAGCTTTATTCAGGATAGGTTTAGCTAGCTCTCCCATAGATTCTTCTACTAATTTTTTATATGGCTGTTCATTTGTAGAAACACGAATAACTGAAAAGAGTAAAATATCTACCGGTGCTCCTTCCATCCCCCCTACAATGTGAGCTCGTAAAGAAACAAGTTTTTTTTCTAGATACTCTGCTTCGTCTTCTTTATATCCAAGTTCAATATTAAACTCTAAATCTCCATAACTAAAATTATCAGTTAATTCAAAATGAATTTTATTCAAACTAATATTTTCAAGTGCAAAAGTAACACTATTTCCTTTATCCATGTACATATACCTCTTTTTCTACAATATAGCGGCTCGTATCTTGGTAATTAACACTAGCATAGACCATATTTGACGATACTTCTTTTCTCTTTCTACTTTTAAATACTGAGTAACTTTTATTCCGAATATAAGGTTTATTTTCAATACGGTCATATTTAATAGGGCCGCCAGCAACCTTAATAGTGAAATTCATTGAATCTTTATAGGACAAATTTTCAACTTGTTTCAAAAGTTTATTGTACTCTGCAACAGGAATATGCATATCTCCGAACTCAAATTCAAGATATTTTTTTTCACTTATTCCTAACATTTTTGAGAATTCTGTCACGTTTTTTTGTTTTTTTAATCTTATTTTAAGTAATTGTTTGGACAGGTTTCTTTGTTCAGAATTTAATTTTTTATATAAATCAGGATGTTTTTTTAATAAATCATTAATAGATTTCATTCAACTTTTCCTCCCCTATCCAGTAATTCTCTTCCCCATTGCATACTTTCTTACATATATCATCACTTTCTGTAGCAGCTTGACGGGTTTTATCCGAATTGATTGTTCCATTTTTCGTAAAACCGAATGTTAATGCAGTAGTCGCAGTAGCATCTTCTATAGAATTGTATACGAAAAAAACAATTCTATAATGCTCATATGTATCATCTAGTCTTATTTCATAACTAAATTTATGATAAAAAAGTTCTTTTACTATTTCCGATCTTTGGAGTATTCCCATCCGATTTCTTAAGCTTAGCTCAATAGGTGTTTTTATTGGAGAATCATTTTCACCAATTAATTTATTTTTTTTAACAGAGTAAATTTCAAGATATTTTAATACTTGTAAAAAATTATCTGTAAGATGTTCATCTTCAAAGATAGTTTCTTCGAGATATTTAATCGCCAATTCTAAATTGCTATCATTTTGTTGAACCAACCACTTAATGTCCATCTCACTAAACCACCTGTTTCAATATTAGTAAATATTACTATATGTATAAGCATATTATATATATTTGTATCTTATTTTAAGTTTAACTATAGTACATCCTGCTTGTCAATAAAAATTAGCTTATTTTATAAGCAATTTAGTTAACATAATGTAATAAGGTAGAAATGTTTAAATACTGAAAATAAATTACAATTGTATTACCAAACTAGTTTACGCTTTTGATTACAAATTAGCTAATAATATGCGCTAATTTATATATGTACCGCCCCTCATCGAGGGGCTTTTTTTATCGTTGCGGAATATTTAAATACCAGCGTTTATCATGAAAATCTTGTGCTCCGCCTTTAGTGTTCCCTTCTGGATCATTCGTTGCACGCATCATTACATAGACTTTCTTATTAGAAAAATTACGCATATTGAAAGATACATGATAACCAACGTTTCCAGAAGTATTATAAGCTTGATTTACATCTGGTCTATAAATTCCATCAGCTCTTACTCGAGCTAATTCTTTCCCAGTATTGTAGTCCATAATGAAAATATACTCGTATTTATAGTTAGCGATGTGCCATCCAGCGACGTGTAAGTTCGCATTTTCGATTTCTCCAAACTGATCAATGTGAGAATGGTTCGTTCCATCTGATAAAGTTGGATTTGCTGCACCTGCTCGGGTTGGATCAATGACAGGCTTGTTCTCAGAAGTCGTTGGGTTTTCGTCTGTAAATCCATGAGCTAAATCGTAAGCCAGTTTTTCCTTACTTACACCCATTTCTGATAAGTATCCATACGGATCAGTGTGATCGCCCCAAATGTTTTGAGTTACCCATAAATGTGATTTGATTCCTGGTTGATTATACGGTGTGTCTAATGTAAGTGGAATACCGTATTTCTTTGCTGAATCTCTAGCCAATTCAACGTATGCTTTATAGTTTTTTTCAAAAGTTGCTTTATCATGTGTGTGTTGTAACTCAATCTGCACAGGACTATTGGCATTAGCATATGAACCAGCACCGTACTGTACATAACCAGGTTGTCCGACTTGGTAAACAATTCCACCGTCTCCCACAATGTAAGCAGTATAAGCACTAGTCCATGAACGTTGCATATACTGCGCTTCATTGCGTCCTGTTGCTGTTTCGTTAGCTGTTTCATGCAGTAAAATATACTGATTATTCGCTACTTGAGAGCTACCTTCATTTACACCTAAATTAAATTCATTGTTAATCGTATAGGCAAACCCATTAATTGGCAATAAAAAAAGAGCCGTTAATAGGCTCATCGCAGTAATAGTAATTTTCTTTCTCATTTGTTTCCTCCTATTTTTTCAAATTATATGCCGACACACCAGTGATAACGCCTAAAAATGTTGCTACTGCATTGATAGTGAGTACTGTCATATCTGTTCCATTCCATCCATACGCTTTTCCTAACGTGGCTACTAAAACAGATGCAGCTGGTAAAACTGTTAAAACCGTCCATTTAATGACTTGATAATACTTATCGGGTAAAATCATTTCTTCTCACCTCCTTTACAATTTAGTCAAGAAATAGCCAATAATCGTAATGCCTAAACCAATCATGTAACCCCACGACCATTTATTATTGGCTTTCATTTCTTTGATATCTTCTGCATTATTAAGCGCAATAGAATATGCCTGATCCGCTCTATCTTTTGCACTTTCCGCTTTTTCGCGTAATGATTCGTAATTATCCAGTTTCGTTTCAATACGCACTAAGCGTTCTACCACGTCTTGTATTGCTTCGTCTTTCAATCAAACAGCCTCCTTTCTGGAAATAACTAGCGCACTCATTTGAGCACACTGGTTATCTATTTCTTATATGATATATGTCACTGTGAATGTATATGAAGAAGCATATGATGTGTTACGCCTCCAATAAATATTACCATCCGCTCCAAACCCAAGTTGAGCATTGTTAAAAGCACTTCTGTCAGTCGACCCAACCAGTTGCTCAAAACTAATTGGTGGCCGATAGCCTTCTGGAACAGTTAAAATAACCGAATCATTCCCACCACTATTTCTTCCGTTTAAATCAAAAAAGTAAATCGTAACACAGTTTCCCTGTCTATATAATCGTGCTGTGCCTAGATTTCCATTCTTTACAGTTAAATTCACTATCTCCTTTCTGAAAACTTCATCTGTATACTTCTTTGATTCATTGACTGCTTCTATCTTCTTAGTATCCGTATAATTTCTAGCCGCATTTTCGTTTACGTTAATTTGCTTAGCTAAGTCATCTGCAATATTCGTAACATTTATATTCACAGCTTCTATTGAATTATCTGTGTATTTATTTGCTTCACCAATGATTTCTGTTACTTTGCTCTCGGTTGCTAAGTTTTCTTCGACATATTCTGGCTCTATATCCCATACATAATCATATGGGTTATTAGAATCACGCATACCAATGCCACGATATTTATACTCACTAATATTTGGTGTTCTGGTTTTGCCTTTTTCAATTTTGAGCCAGTCAATTTGAACAGTATCATATGTTGCAGAATTTGGTTTTTGCCATAACGCTACTCTAAGTAAATTTGTCATTTCACTAGTATTTCTGGCTGTAAACGTGGCACTCCACACATTTGCCAATCCTTCCACAGGAAGTAAAGTTGCCTGATACTGCGACTGCGACTGCTGGTAATTTGCATCTCCGTAGTATAAGTGGAATTCTTTATTAGCTGGCTTAGTCCCTTTTAAAGATACCGTATAAGTTTCACCTATTATTAATTCTTCTGAAATATCAAAGCCAGAAATAGGATTGTTTGGTGTTATAATTGGGAACTTAGCATTTGTTACCAAATTCTCACCCAAAGCCACCTTACTCAAATAATACGGCGCATCGAGTAAATTTGGTTGATATGGTGTGGCTGTTGAGCCTTCTTCGAGTTTAGCGTGTCTCAAACGTAGTTTGCCGGATAGGCTGTTATTAGCGTCTTTATTTTGTAGCATTATAAGCCAGCTTTCAGCGTTATCACTCGCAGCAGTAATTTTAACGGTGCCAGTTAGTTTTTGCCATACACCCTTAGTAGCAGTTAATGTATTACGCGTATATAGCTCTGATACCCAGTTAGGCATTTTAATATATCTTAGGCCTATCTTGCTAGGGTCTCCAGTGAAATCGCCTTCTAACATAATTTCTACACTCACGGTATATGTTTTGCCTGTTAATAGGGCTGGTTGACTTTTCGGTTTTAATACCTCTAATTTATGGTTTGGATCAAGCGTAATCACTACCTCGTCACCATCATCTACAACAGATAAGGCACCACTACCTTGCGAGAAGCTATCAGCGTTTATATTAGCCATCAAATTCGGATTCCCCGAATAATCATAGCCCCCGAAATCAATGCTGTTACTGTACATCACTTGTAAGTTACCTAACTTAGAAATTTCTTCTTTCAGAGCATCTAACTTGTCTTGTAGCGTTTTAGCTTGACCAGTTAAATCAGTAATCTGTTGATTTAAGCTATCCACTCTACCTTTAGTTTCAGCCATAAAAGCATCAAAAGTTTCATTATACTTTCGAATCAACTCTTCTAATTGCGAAACATATTCATCGGCTTGACCTTGCGAAATGTCAGACACTCCTAGTGAGAAAAAAATGATATCTTGCGTTGTTAGAATTTGATTGTCTTTTCTATATTCTACGTAGCAGTGTTTATAATATCCTGCTTCACTCATAAATGTGCCATCAAGAGAAAACGTGACTTCTTCACTAGTTACGCTAGTTGCAACACTATCTACGTAACGGTTAGATGGTGTTGTTCCTTTTAAAGTAAATGTTCCGCCACTCGTATCCATCTGCAAGCCATTTAAATATGGTTTAACCGTCACCGTAATCCCTTTATCACCCTGACGAGCCATAATAGCTTTGGTGTAGTTTAATTCTTTGCTGAAATCTAAAGCCAAATTATATAAACTGCTAGCCATTTATATACCTCCTTGTCTTCGTTTTAAAAACGTTTTTGGTCAAGCACTGTGCTATCATATGCTGTATCCTCTTTTAATCTAATATCTTCATACCCTAGACGGTGTGCCACTAAATTCCATCTAACTAATACGTTTGGCTTACTAGTTTCAATGATGAAATGGTCAATATCTTCATGAGTAACAGCACACAAAACTAGTTCTGTAGGTGTCACATGTGTCATATACCGACTTAGATTTACTGTCTCAGCAAACATGGGGTCAATATCAACACGAACTTTACCATCGTCACCTGTAACGGCTTCCCCATAATCAGCGAAATAATATTCTGGAGTTTCATAAGCGTTCAATAGTCGTTGTCCATAATGTTCTGTTGGTACAGTTGAGTTTTTAGTACCTCTAACAGTAAAATCTTTATATACTTGTACCGTTGATTGTTCAAACCTAGCAAGTTTCCCATCTTCCCATGAACCAAAAAAACAACCTGGTAACGTTAGCATACCATCACTAGTAAATTTCATAGTCCTACCAGCTACCTTAAATTCCCATGAGTTACCCGCACTACCATTAATGCTTAAAGAACTACCGTCGCCAGAAGTTACATAACTAGCATTGCTATACCTGAAATTGGGCGCACCAAAAGATAGAAACGGTCTGTTATTACCATTATCCCACGTACTAAAAACCAAGTTACCCTGTGGATTTCTAATCATGAAACCACCACCAGTTTTCATGGTGTATGATACAATACCGGCATCAGCACTTACATAATCACGTGCTTCTAGCTCCATAATATCTTTGTTAACTTTTTTTGAGTACCAAGTCATTTTGCCATTAGCAATACTTGTTCTATAATCAGCACCATCACTAATTAATGTAGTACCTCTAATAGTAATTCCTACTATTTCACCAGCCGTAATAAACGAGGCATTGAATCCGCCATCTAACGTCCATGCCGTTTCATATGTTCCATTAATGCCAGTTTTAGAAAAACCAATACCAGCATTGTTGATTTGTAAAACATTCCTTGCGGTATTCTTATCTGGTGTGTCCATAATCAAAATACGACTAGGCGCTTCTTTAGGATCTAATAAAACATAACCACCATTTTGACCAGTAATCATATCAGTTTGATGATCTACAATATCATTGATTAAATCACTGATTTCGCCAACGTTTTTCAATTGATCAATGGCATCATTAATCAAATTGCTGACATTATTCTCTGTATTTTCTAAGAAGTTTGTTTTGACGTTTCCTACAACTAATTTATCGTATGAATTAGTTAAAACATTAAACGTATATTCCACGATTCTCGCTGACATATTCACTTTTAACTGTGGATGATACACATCTACTCCGTCGCCCATCGAAACTTTTTCTAGATCAACAAATTTTTCATAGCCTCTTTGATGCCTCAATGGTACTAATTCAATCGAACCACTCACTTGTGGTTTTTGTTTATCTATGTTTGTTTTCAACCAGTCTTTAGCAGCTTCCCTTAATGTGGCTACATCAGTCGCTTTGTCTTTAAAATCAACAAAAGAAACATATCCAGCAGGATAATCATCCACGTAATCCGTGAAAATAACTTCTTCTGGTAGAGTGATCTCGTCTTCTCCTTCTGAAGAGCTGCTAATGAATGGATAAACTCCAACTAAAACACTTTGAGCATCTATCTCTAAGTCAATACCAGTTAAGTTTTTAGTATAAATCGCTTTGATTTTATGATCCGTACCTAGACTTTTTTCATGACGTAATGTGTTATTATCTTTTAGAAATTCACCATGAAATCGATCTAGAATAGATCCATCTTTTCCACCAAAGAATTCTAAAAAATTCGCTTTTTCTATCTTCACATTAGCAAGCGTATCTACTAACGATGAGAAAGAAAACTGCGAAGGAATAGCTGGTTTTGCTAAAACTTTTGCATTTTGCCATGCCTGAGTAGCAGTGATTTTTTCTGTTCCGCTGTCATATTTATTCAACACCGATTTTCTTATATCATTGAAAATAGGTTCAGCTTTTACTTCTATCGTATTTCCTATTACAGAAGTCTTTGCATAATAGATCCGTAGACGTTGTTTTGCTCGATTTTCATCTACATAACACTGAATTATACGTCCTTCTACAATCAAATCTGCATTAGTTCCGCTTATTGGATAAGTACCCTGAAATATCTCGGCTCCGTTTAGTTTATTGCTAACAGTAGCTGTTAACCAGTCTGATAAAGCACCTAAACCTTGCGTATCATATAAATGTTCAGCTAAATTATTCGCGTCATTTTTATCGTAAATAGTTATTAAATTATCGATCATCTATTTCACCTACCTTAACCCGTTACGATAAATTTGTATTTTGCTCAAACCAGTACAATTAAAATGATTAATATCCACTTGCAATGTCGGATATTGCATGGTCTTCATTTTATTGGACCGATCTAAAATATCTCCGTCCAATTGCTCTTCGTAGCAAAGCATTAAATCACTATCAATGACTACGTCAGTTCCTACTACTAAGCCTTCGAAACTAAACACATAATCATTTAAGATGAACTGGCATGAAGTAGCTGAAGGAGTGATGATAATCTTTGGAAAACTTTCTTCTAAACTATTATTCAGCAAGCTAAATGATCGTGGTTTATCTACAGTTATAGGCACATCTTCTTGAACTCTTGCGAATGGTTTCGCAGTAATGTTTACATCGAACTCTCCCCATTCAACGATATCGTTTTCTGCATCCCCAATATCGATAGTCTGGATAACATAATAGACATTGGGATCATCAGAGAATTCTAATTTCTTTGCATAGTTTAACCAATGACGCATGATATAAAACGATTGCTTGAACGCTTGATGGTCTTCCACATCCTCTAAATAGTTATAGTGCAATGTAAACGACATGTCTTCAAACGAGTAATCTTGCACTAAGCCACCTAACCTTCCTAAAACAGAAGTTTCAACTCTCTGTCTTTTTGGAGAAGGTATGGTTGGTCTTTCAGCTAAAGCCAATTTATGCAAATAATCAGGAAATCCATCGATTATAGAATGTATACAATCAGTCATTTTTTCACATCCTTTTTAATACTAAAAAAACAGGAGAAATACTCTCCTGTTTAACGCCATGCCGAAGCATTATCATTTTGAACTTTTGTAATGTTATCAATGATTTGTTGAGTTGTTTGCTTCATAGTAACTTCATCTGCGTTACCATCAATTGTGAAATTGAATTCGTAATTGTTCACAGGTTGAACCGTTTGTGCCCTAGATGAAACTGAGGTGCTACTCAAGATACGATCACCAATTTCTTGCAGCACAGATCTTTTCAAAGGTAAAACTGCTTCAGGCCCTGCTTCACCGACACCGATAATATTCGGAGAATTAAACACACTACCTTTCGCATACCAATCAACACCCAACGTTGGGATTTTTCCCTTCAATGGATTGAATTCCCCACTCAATTTAAAATGTGGTAACGGAATATGTGGTATCGAAATATTCAAATTATCAAAAAGGCTGCTGATTTTATCTCTAATCCAATCAATTGGAGCGCTAACAGTCTTTTTGATACCTTCCCAAATGTTAGCAATTGTACTTTTAACATTATTGAATATGCCGGAAACAATACTTGTTAGATTGGACCAACCGCTTGAAATTGCATTTTTTCCGTCGTTTACTTTAGAGCTAATAGTGCTTGTAATTCCATTCCAAAGGTTTAAAGCAGTGTTTTTGATACCGTTCCAAATTCCACTAATCCACGAAGATATGCTATTCCAAACACTTTGAATGGCACTTTTAGCTGCATTTATAGCATTGCTTATACTGCTTGTCACACTATTCCAGATATTTGATGCTGTAGAGCTGATTGAATTCCAAATTCCACCTAACCAACTAGATACAGTTGACCAAATATTTTGAATTACTGTAGCAGCTGCTTGTACCAAGCTAGTGATTGTATTCTTGATACTGTTCCAAATACTAGAAGCTGTTGCACTAATTGAATTCCAAATATTTGAAGCCGTAGTACTAATGGATGTCCATATACCGTTCCACCATGCCACAATTGGATCAAATATAGTATGGAATGTAGTTACAATTCCATTCCAGGCGATGCTTACCCATTGTGTCATAGTATCCCAAATATTTTTAAGGAAATCAGAAATAGGTGTCCAAACAGCTTGCCAAGCTGTGCCTAATAACTGTCCAGCTACATCAAAAATACCCACGATAATATTAATACCAGCTTGAATCAATGACGTTATTAATGTCCATGGTATTTGAACAATTCCTACAATGTCTGCCCAAATAATCGACCATACTTCTTTGACTCCGTTCCAAATATTTGAAACCCAATCAACGAATGCTTGCCAAGTCTCTTGGACTCCTTGCCAGATGTTGGAAGCTCCTTCAACTAATCCGCTCCATAACTCTCCAAACCAATCAGAAACTCCTTGCCAAATTTCTTGAACCCAATCTACAAATCCAGACCAGGTTTCTTTGACTCCATCCCAAACTGATGAGGCACCTTCTTTTATACTTTCCAAAGTACCACCCAACCAATCAGTGAATTTACTCCATATTCCCTTAAACCAGTCAGTAATTGCACCCCAGTTTTTTATAATTGCTATAACTCCAGCAATAGCAGTAATAACTGCTCCTATTATTAATGTAGTAGGACCACCTAGAGCCATGAAGCCAACTATTATTGGCATTAATAAAGTAAATGCAGCAGTCAATCCGCCAATTGCTACGGCATAATCCTGTACTGGTTGTGGAAGATTATTAAACGCATCAGCCATCTTTCCTAGAAAATCAATTACTGGTTCGAGTGCATCTATGATTGTGTTGCCTATAGGAGCTAATGAATCCTTTAATTCAGCTATTTTCCCGTTCAACTCTTGCAACGGAGTAGTAGAATCTTCATTCATTTTTTGTGCAGATCCACTAACATCATCAAATGTATGGTTAACATCAGTTAAAGATTGGACAACTTTCATCGCATTATCTTCGCCAAGCGCAGACCAAATTGTCGAAGCTTTATTTAATTGGTCGTATTGACCATCCATATTGCTAAAATCTTGAATCATGGAATTAATAACGTCTTTTTGTGTTCCTCCGCCATTTTTCCACTCTTCAAAAGCTTTTCTAGTACTTTCACTAAACATATCCATGTTTTGCTCAAATCGACCATCTGTTAACGATATTCCCATTTCCTTAACTAAGTCATTGACTTTATCAAGGTTATAAGCACCCGCATCTAAACCATTTTGAAGCATTCCGAACGTTTCATCAGCTGAATATCCCATTTGACTCCATAATTGGCTATATTCTGCCATATTGTCGCCTAATTCGTGCGTTTTATCTAAACCGTTTTGAGTACCCGAAACCATTAAATCCATTGCATCTTGAGCACTCAAGCCGAAATTGACCATTAAGCCATTTACACCACGTAACGTTTCATCCATATCAGCGCCCATGGTGTTTTCTAGGACCATAGCTTGTTCCGTGATATTTTGTAAATCTTGATTATTTAAATCGCCTAAATTACGCTTTACCAAAATCAATGCATCTGTGGACTGATCTAACGATTCTCCAAAACCTTTATAATAAATGTCTCTGGCTACATTCGTTAATTCTTCAGCCTCTTGTTTAGTCAAACCAAAATTAGCTTGTATCTTACTCTGGGAACTACCTACACTGTTAGCTGAGTCCACTGCTTGTTTCCCTAATTCTGTAAGCTTATCGCCAATGTCGCTTAAAACGTCAGAAGCTTCCATTAAATTATTCATATCTATTTTGCTTCCGATATCGTCCAAGTTAGTTGTATCTACATTTTTAGCAGCTTGTCCTAACTCTTCAAATTCACGTTCAGCATCATTAAGCTTCGCTTCCATCTGCATTGCTTCTGTGGATGTAGCGCCAAATTCAGACTGTGTAGCTTCTAACTGTCGTCTTAGGATATCTATCGTTTTCTCCGCATTTTCAGATTGTTGAGAAACAAATTCTTGGGCTTTCGCTAATTTCTCGGATTCAGAAGCTGATTGACCAGCAGTTGCTTGCCATTTTTTATATTCTGATTCAATCAGAGAAGCACTAGCTTGAACATTTTTCTGTTCACTGTCCAACTGTTGCATTGTAGACTCGTACGTCTGTATTTCGCCTTTTGCTTGAGCTAGTGCATTACTCGTTTTATCAATTTCGTTTGACAAACGTTGTTGTGCTGTTTGTTGATTAATCAGTTCTCTTTCAAGTTTCTGAACTTCGGTGGAATTTTCTCCATAATATTTTTTGGCATTGGCTAAACGTTGACTAGTTACTTCAACTTTTTGACTTTGTAATTCATACTGCTTTTCTAAAGAAGATAATTTACTTCCTAACTTGTCTGATTCAGAACCAGTCTGTTGCAATTGAGCTTGTTCTAGTTTTAATTCTGCTCTATTTTTAGTTAATTCAGCACTGATTTCTTTTAACGTAGATTTCAATCCGTCATCGTTAGCTATGAAAGTTACTTCTGCTTCTGTTCTCTTTTTAGCCATTTTTTACCTCCTTTCTTTAGTTTTTATGGGATTGGTTTATTGCATAGTTTTTCCATCCTTCATAAGCACTCTTGTTGTAAGCCATTTGCAAAATGTCATCTAAACAGATATCGCTTAAAACCAAATCTGAAGGCATAGAAAAAACGTCGGTCAACATCGAATAGACATCGACCCACGTTTCAACTAAGAGCTTTGGCATTTTTACTTTTGAAGCTTTTTTTCCTTATTTGCTTTTTCGAATTCTTTTTGATAGGCATCTCGTGCTTGTTTGAACATCATCAATTGATAAATATAGCTGGCAGTAGCCATATCAAAATCCCATTTATCGATAAATTCATCGAATGAAATATAATCAGTCATGTTCGCTTGGCGGTAAGCAATATACACAGCCTTTGCACCTTGAATAACAGAAATATCCATGGATCCTTTTCCCACAGTCATTTTTGCAAACTCGTCTGTGTTAAAATCTCTATTGATCATCAATAATTTCTTGATATTCAGTTTAGGTTCTAAATTCAAAATTGTTCCATCGTTTAGTTCAATTTTTGAGTAATCTTCGTTCATTTTGCTACCTCCGTTTTATGTTTAAGCTTGAGTCGTTGTAGTAGTGGTTGTTGAACTCTTTTTAATCACATCAGCAGATAGATTCGTCATCCATTGATCTGTTAAGTCTTCTTCAAGTTCTGCAACAATTGCTTCATGATAGAATTTACCAAATTCATCTTGCATAACTTTTGTTTCTAGTTCTAAAGCAGCTACTTCATCCGCACCATTTTCAATAGAGAATGTTAATCCTGTATTCGAAGTGCATGCTAACATACCAACTAACTTGCTATTTTCTTCGAAGTCATCCACGATCTCTGCAGCAAGTGAGAAATCTTCGCCTACGGAATCAGGACCGTAAGAGTAAATGCCTGGTTTAATACGTTCATCTTGTTTCAACCCATTGAAACGTCGATAAACTTCCATCGGTACATGTGCAGTAATTGTTACCGTCATATTGATTGGTTTAGATTTTGATTTTACTTCTGTCGCTCCACATTTTTTAACCACCGTTTGCATTTCTGTTTCGCCATCTAATTGTCCGTTACAATCTGTTGCGATTGCATTTTCTGCATTCTTAAAATTAAAAGCAATTCGTTTGATACTCACGTTATCGAACGTTGTTACTACAGTTGTTGTTTTAGCCATTGTTGTTCCTCCTATTTATTTAATTTATCGAATTGACGAATCAGAAGTTCTGTAATTGGATCAAGTGCAAGACCTAATCCTCTTCTCATGAATTCGTCTGGCTGATTTCTTTTAGAAGTACCTATCCCCAAATCAGGATATTTTAAATACTCAAATTTTCTTGTAGGTCTAATGATGAAACCCAAATTAATATATTGAGTCTTAAGTGGACGACTATTTTTTGCGTGTTGGTGTCCTCTTCTTAAATCTGCTTCAGAAACAGGAATTTTTTCTGTAATCCTATCCACTGCAATAGCCGAACCCTTCGATTTCAATGCTTCATTGATCAGTCGTTCACTCTCGCTTGAATAGCGTTCCATCCGCACAAGAAGTTCATCATGCCCATTTATTTTTAGCTCCCAACTATTTTTAGCCATGACAATCACTCTTCAATAATCGTCTAAACGTAAATACCAATTGATCGATATAGCGATCTTGATTTTCTAGTTTTAAATGGTTGGGATCCATTCTCTGAAAACGAATCGAACGATTTTGAATCAATGAAATAATATCTAGTGAATCTCCTGTTAAATCTTCTCTATTTTCTGAATAGAAAGTTAGATATAGATTTTGACCCACGCTATATTTTGGTTCAGTGATCATTTCTATTTCTCCTGTTTCGAGAATGAAGTAATTAAAATCATCAGGTAGCTCATCCTCGCCAACAGAGTCTTGAAAGAGTTTGAGCTTAAAATGTTCTTCTAAGGAAGTTTTGATAGCAGAAATTTGCTTATTTAAACGTTCTTTTTCTTTAGAATTATCAATAACCATATTCACCCACACTTTCAAGATAAAAATAGATATAAAAATTATCGTAATCGGCATAGATAACGTTGTAACGCATACTATCGATTACGATAAAATATTGATCTTTATTAAATTTCTTGGCGATCGGATGAAATGGAGTCTTTACTTTCTTAGTTAATTTCGATCCCATCGCATCCATAGCTGTTATATCACTATCTCTCATGGAAAGATTTCTAAATTTTAAAGAAGTGATTTCTGTATCTTCTACACCAATCTTTTTTCCTAGTTCATTTCTTTTGGTAGTTTGCGTCAAAATCTTTAACCAACCATCGTTGAATGTTTCTTCGAGTCTACGATTATTCGCCATTCCCATCACCTGCAATATATTCTTGTAGCGCATAATGTTGAATGAAACCTAATAACTCACTAGCGAAATTTTGTTCAAACTCATCTAAAGCACGATTCCAGTCGTATCTACATCTTTCGATTAGCAATCCGTATTCTAAGCTTTCAGGAGAAAAAGAAAGTGTTGTACTCACTTTACTTTGAAGATAAACAGCATTTTTAGCTATCATCTTTTTAATTGACTCATCTTCTTCGTTCCAGGTAACGTAAATATTATCCTTCACAGCTATTAGCAATTCTTCAGTCACTTGTTCAGGCGTCATCTAACCACCGCCTTAATTGCTTTAACATATGCGTAAGAGCATTTTTTCTTGTTTACAAATGATAAATCTTCATCAAAAGGCGTGGAAGTAACGTATCTCCCTTTGAAAAATAAATCTTCATCATTTGTTGTTACTCCAGCGTTATGCAAGATTTTTACTTCTTTAAATTTTTCTATTGGATCAGTAGCAAAACAAAAGTTTAATTCCTCGTGAACTTTAGGACCAATATTGAAATACATCATGTTCCAAAGCTGTGCCCACATCTCGGCTGTCCAAATCTGTACATTTGTTTTTTGCCCTCTAAGGTAGCGATATAGCCGATTAGAATCCAGATAAACCTTTTTCCAATAATTCGCTTTAGGACGGTTAATAACCCACTGTGCGCCTCCTGAATTAGTGTTTATAGTTTCCAAAGATTCTACTCTAACATTTACAATATTTGCCATATCTTTTAGAATATTTTCTCCGTTTTCACAGCTTCTAATATAATCAAGACTTAGATAACTACAGCAGTCGCTACAATACCAAACATCATCTTTAGAAGGCAATTTGCGCAAATTAATTCTTTTATTGAAAATGACATCCGAATCGATATAGAAATATCGGTCGTCCTCACGCGAATGATCTTCTTCTAAATATTTCCACCATAAATATGGTTTAATCGAAGGAATATACTCTTTGTCGTCCCGCAGATCATCGTACACATGAACTTCAACGCCATATTCCTTCTCAAAAAAAATAGGAATCTGATCATCGTGTCTGCTGAAAAGCAATACGATATCTTTGATTCCTAGTTTCTTCAGATTAGTTAAACAAACTTCAAGCT